GAATTTATTGGCCGGAGGTTGCTATTAGTTTTGTAGGGGAGGTGATTGAGTTGGAATTCGTTACAAATGCGCTTGTTGTGGGACTAGGTGAGGGATCGGAGGCCCTGGGGTTCGTGGTTCCGATTTTGGTAGTAGTAATTGTGCTTGTAGTCGGGGTTGACCTCTATCTTGGTATGAGGAGAATCCTGAAAAGGGGATTGGATGATAGAAAAACTGATTAAAAACATGCTGGATGATCATCTGGAATATCAGGTCTTTATTGCTGAGTTGCGGGGGTATACCATGTCCCAACTGCACGAAATGGCAAATAGAATAGAGCTAACCAATTTACAGCGGGATTATTTTAAGAAGATTTTGAGGAAAATCCGGGACCATATATTAGCCCGGAAACCAAACCATAAAAAAAGGGGTGATGAGCAATGTTACGAGATTATGAAAACAAAAAAATAGGCAATATTGATACTAAAAAAGAAAGCCCTATGCTTGAAGCGCACCATTTTGATGATATTACCATCACGCCGGACCCCGACCAGGAACGGCTAAGGGAAAAATACCGAAGAAAGGATATATGATGTTAAAAAGTATAATTGAATGTCTTAAGGAAGTAATGCTTGAATTTAAGAAGCTTGATGAAAGGATAAGGGACTGGAATAAGCGGGGGAAGCTTGATGATAAACCAGCGAAAGACAGTGGGTGTCTTCAAAGGGCAGCACATGTTTTTGAAGATGACGCGGCTATTATGGCCGATATGGGTGTGATGAATTCGCTCAGGGACTATGAGTTTATGAAGCGGAATAAACTCGACTGTCATTATAAAATTTCCGTCCTAGATCAGGATATCGAATATATTTGTACCCTAAGCAATGGGCCTGATATATGCAAGGCTTCTGACTGTCCATTTGAAAAAGCTCTTTCTAAAGTTAAAGGAAACAAGCCCGCAAACTTAATGAGCAGAAGGGAGGTGAATAATTTGGAGCATGCTGGAATCATGGGAAAAAGAGTAAGAGACAAACTTACTGGATTTGAAGGAGTTGTTACTGCTATATGCTTTTATCTGGACGGGTCGAATAGGTGTCAGGTTGAAAGCAAAGACCAGGAGAGATGGATTGCTGAAGATAGGCTGAAAGTGGCGACAAACTGAAAACCTGATTTTTCCTCTTCACAACCTAAAGAATAAAGAAAAGGCCCTTGACGGGTCTTTTTTTTGTAACACAATATAAATATCAACGAAAACGTATATCGCCCCCAACTGGGACACGGAGTACAAGTAACGGTAGAGCGAATACTATACTATCCAAAACGTAAAGGATCGGAAATGTTAGATTGTGATTTTAAAGTAGGGGCATGTAATTTTTTTTGTGATAATGAACAAGAAAATGCTGACACGGAAGACAAAAAAACCTATAAAATAAAGTTAGACAAAAAACGTATTAACAATTTAACAAAAATCATAGCTCAACAATCTTCTGATATCTCTGAAATTTTAGAATTGAAAGAATTGAAAGAAGGAAATCAATTAAGAATCGTAACAACAAAGAGTTTTAATATGGTTTCTTTTTTAGAATATTTTATGCAAAACCAAAAACAAATAGATAATTTAACTATTGCGACATTTAATGTCTCTCAATTCGCAGTGTATAAATTAATTGATTACTTAAAAAAAGGGTTGATCCTAAACTTAACGATGTTGGCTTGCAACATAAACAACTTCCACGAAAGGTGCGTTGAAAGCTTAAATTTATTAGCACGGGAAAAAAATACAAAAATAATAGGATTAAATAATCATACAAAATTAATGCTGGTTGACACCGATAATCAATATTATGTTTTAGAGGGCAGTGGAAATTTATCGCAAAATGCAAGAATTGAACAATATTTAATTGAGCAGAATAAACAGATGTATGATTTTCACACGGGCTGGATTGCGGAAGCCGAGAGTAGGTTCCCTGGAGCATATGTAAGGTTTGGAGAAAATTAATGAAAAAAAAAAGAGAAAAAGCAGCAAATATATATGCAACCAGCGAATTGATCTTATTATTGAGCTAATTCTAGCCGGAGCAAAGCGATCAAATATATTACAATATATTACAGAAAAGGAAAATTGGGATGTAAAAACCCGCCAGATTGAAAACTATATCCGCAAAGCTAATGATTACATACAAGATCATAGCTCAAAAAACAGAAATAAATTAATAAACAAAACAATTGCTCAGCTAGAATATCTGTATATGAAATCAAATTTACAGAATAATTACAAAACAAGCTTACTGGCCTTAAGAGAGTTGATAAACTTAACAAATTTAACAGAATTAAACAAAAACAATGAAGCTAAAACAGACATAAAAATAACAATCGGCGGAAAGAAGAAGAAAGAATGATTGAGATAGAGATTGACCAGGAGTTTGACGGGTTCCCAGAACAGATAGCCGTCTGGGAAGATGAGACTCCATATATAATTATAGATAAAGGCAGACGTGGCGGCGGTTCACATGTGGCCGCCCGGAAGTTCCTCAAACGGATATACGAGGATTACGCAAAATACAAGGATAAACAGGAAGCCGGAGAAGTAGACGGGTATTATAATATCAGACGTGAACAATTCATCCTGAGATATTGGTGTGTTGCTCCAACTTATTCACTGACTTCAATCCAGCGATCGTATATTTATTCTGCTCTCCGGGAATGGGGTGCAGAAGGATTGATCCTTTATGAGCAGCCCTCACGGAACCGATTGTGGCTTGTTCCTGGAATACTGATAGAATTTAAGACAGGGGTAAATCCTGATAGCCTTGTGTCTGTGGGACTTAATGGTATTTGGATTACCGAGACCGCGAGACTCAAGCCGCTGGTCTGGAAAAACAATGTTCAACCATGTATATCAGATAATGCTGGCTGGTTGATATCCGATACCAGCCCACAGGGAGCAAACTTCTATGATGAAGAAATATACATTTTTGCGTTACCGACTTCAGACAAGTATTTTCCTGAGAAATACTCCCTTCACCACTGGAATTCTATTAGCAATACTTTTAAGCCCGATCTGATAGCCGAGGTTGTGGCTGCAAAAAGGACCATGCCGGATAAGTATTACCGCCGGAACTACGAGGCTTCACACGATGCTTTCACCGGCCAGATTTATGATGATTTCAAAGAATCGGTACATGTGCGGCCATTTGACTTTATAGCCGAAAGATATAAAGTGTTAATAGTGGGCGAGGATTGGGGATATACCCATAAGGGAGTAATGATACTAGTGGGGATCACTTACGATGATGCGGTTGATATCATTGACGAACAGGCCGAAAGCCGGGTTCATGCTATCAGCCCGGATAAAGAAGGTGATAGCTGGATGAAACGCGCAAAAGCCTGGAATTCACAATACGAGATTGAGATGTTTTACGGTGGGCCGGATGAACCGGATCACATCGAAGCTTTTCAGTATGGCGGGATCAGGATTGTAGGCGCGGATAATTCGGTCAGCCCTGGAATACAGTTTGTATCAACGCTGATGAAAATTGACGATCAGGGACATAGCAGATATCGGATCCATCCCAGGTGCAAGAATCTCATACAGAACAAAAAAGCCCAGGTTTGGAAACCTGACCAGGACGGGAATGATTCAGAAGTGCCGGAAAAAAAAACGATGATTCCAATGACGCGGAGCGATACGCTTTGTATAGCGCGCGCCGCTGGTTTTCGATCCCTGTGCTGCCAGAGGGGAAAAAGGAAGGATAAAATAGCTTGAATTTACGGACACGAGTAAAAGAAGCGCTGAACATATTATTCAAGTCAACGATCTCTGCCGATACCCTGGCTAGTCACTTTGCAAGGATTAGGGGAGGGGACGGGACCAGCTCAACTCTCAAAAGCTCAAAAAACTACCTGGATGCTTACCAGTTGATCTCTTATGTCGGTTTTTGTGCTGGTGTAGTCGCCAAGACAATTTCAGCCCTGGAATGGGAAATCATAGACGATCGGACCGGGGAAGCGACCGAGAAGAGTATTGCTGCCGATGTCCTCATGGAGCCAATGCCAGGGGTAGACAATGCAACCTGGACCAGAAACATTACGCTTCATTATTTGCTTGATGGGAATATATATATCGCACCGCAAATTGATAACGTTTTTCAGCTCAAATACAATCAATATAGTCTGGTAGTTTTGAATCCGGCCCTTACTTGGGTCATGCGCAGGAATGTCCCCGTCTTGAGCAATACCCCGCTCAATGACGTTAATATTAGCTCTTATCGGGTATCTAATGATGGGGTTCAACGAGATATTGAACCTGACAAGGTGCACCGTATTATTATGCCTGGACCGTTCAATCTTGTCCGAGGCATGGGGATAGTCCAGCAGAATAAGGCTATCCTGGACTCCGATAGAATGACAAACATCTTTAATCAACAATTCTTTGCTAATGGGGTCAGATCGAACCTGATAGTAAAACCACCGCTAGCTATGGGGCCAAAGGAGTTTTTTGCATTTAAGGAATTATTCTCAGCTCAAAATAGTGGGTACGGCAATTGGGGCGAGCCTATATATGTGCAGCCAGGATCAGAAGTAACCCCGGTTAACCTTGCGCATAAAGATGTTCAGTACATCGAGCAAAAGAAATTAACCAAGTCAGATATATCTAATTTCTTCGGATTGACCCCTATAGTATCTGGCCAACTTGATCAGGCAAAATATGATAGTGCTTCCGAACAGCTCAGAGTATATCTGACGCTCACGATCCCGGGATATGCAGTACCGATAGCCGAAGGGATAACCCGTATAATCAAGCTCCGGGAACCTGACAAATCATTCAGATACAAAATATCCGTGATTTTCTCCGAAGAGCAGCTTGATAAAATGTTCGACCGCGGGATTATTAAAGGTAACGAGTACCGCTCCTATTCTGGCATGCCCGAGCGCGAAGATGTTCCTCACCTGGAAGAATACTTCCAGACGATGAGCTATATTCCTGTCGGGATGAACATGGAAAATACCGGGGATGAAGATAAGGGATTTGCTTCTAAGGGTCTTGATACAAAAGCGACCCGAAAACAAATACAGATACATCAATTTTCCCATTATGTAAAACTTCGAGCAGAAGATAAGGTGCTTAAAATACAGTGGGAGTACCATAAGGGGTTGAAGGATCAGATATCGGAGTTGATTGAGAAAATCTCCAAATCAATCCCAGCGCAGGACGTTAAAGAGATCGATCCTACCAGTATAACGGTTAATCTGCTTTTCAATGAGGCAATAGAAGAAGAAAAGATGCTCAAAAATGCACGTAGGTTCCATACGTCAGCAATGGCGCTAAGCATAAACGAGGGGATTAATAAACTTTACGATGTTGATATTGATAGTAGCTTTCAGAATCCGAAAGTGAAACTGGTAACAGAAAAGCTATCAACTACCTATGCTTCCCGGCATGTGGAAAGCACAAAAGAAGAGCTCAGGATGATTCTTACCAAATGGCAGGGATCGGGCGAAAGCTTGAACGAACTGAAAGGACTTATCCAGGATAGATACAATCAAGATTATGGACCTTATCGGGATAGATGGAAAGCCATGCGAATTGCCCGGACAGAGAGTTCTTATGCTTACGATCAGGCGAGTAAAATAGGATTTGAAGAAATAGGCGTGAAGGAATGTGATGTTGTTGGGTGCAAGGACGGGGTGAAAGACGGGTTTGATTGCCTGAAAACCGGGATTCCTATTTCAGAAGTTGATAGCTTATCGTTCCCGCCGAATCATACCGGGACCATTGTACCGGCTGCAAAATACTTATAAGAGGGGGTAAGCGTAATTATGGAAACGAAACTAAATGATCAATACGAGGAAATGTGCAAAAGGCTAGAGGATAATGCCCTCAAATATTGCCAGGACAACGACCTGGACACAAAAGAATGGAAATTTGTTCATATAATCTCTAAGTTCTCGGTAGAAACAAAAGCAGAAGGGGATGAAACAAAAGGAGTTCCTATCAGTGGATTTGCCAGTACCTTCAAAAACATTGACCGTGTAGGGGATGTGATTGCTGGGAATTCCTTTGACTCAACATTAAAAGAAATAAAAAAACTCGGCGGTAAATTGCCAATGTTGAAAGATCACTGGAATAGTGTTGATTACCAGGCAGGTTCCTGGCATAAATTTAAAGTTCTGCCGGAAGAGGGTTTGTTTGTTAATGGCCGGATATCGGAAACTAAAAACACTGAACACATGCTACAGTTAATTATAGATGGACACCTGGACACGCTAAGTATCGGCGGTATTTTCAGGTATGCAGAAAGAAAAGACCCGAAGTCACCGTATATTATTGAAGAAATACGATTGTTTGAAATATCAATCGTCAGTGTACCGGCCAATCCGAAAGCCAGGTTTACTCAAAAGTCATTATCCGGGGGAACGAAAAATACATCTAGTGATGATCGATTAGATACCCTGGGGAAGTTTTTTGATGATTCCGTTGATAAGGAAATCCAAGAGGCCGCGAATATGATTCTAACCGAAATTAACCGAAATCAAGGAGGTAAATAAAATTGAATAAGTACAAAGATTTAATGCTCAAAATGTTAAATGAGGGCAAGAGTTTTGAGGAAATTATGCAATCTTGTAAAGATTTGAAACTCGAAGCAGACGAAAAGGCTCCGACTGCCGAAGAGATAACCAAGGCTTTCACCGAAGCCGAAGCTGAAATCCTGAAGAACAAAGCTTTCGAGGGCGTGATCCAGACCGGGAAAGATCAAGAAACCCAGGCCGAGATTGACGCAAAGATTAAAGCTGGGGTTGACGCGGAACTGAAAAAGCAGGGTTTACCCTCAGTAGTAGATCAGGGGAAGGCGGCTAGCCCAGGCGGCGGCGATGGATATAAATTTAAATCTTTTATGGACAAAATCAGGATAATCAAAGATTACTCCTGGAATAGAGAAATGATGAAAATGTTACGGCTCAATGCTTTCGGGCAGCAGAAGGAAGCAACCGCAATGGCCCTCAAATTCCTGGAGCAGTCCTGCATGTATACCGACGCCTATAAAAAGGAACTGGGCGAGAAGGTAATGAGAGGGGATGCAACTACCGCTTCTTATGCAGTTCCAGATGAATTCTCTGATATGGTTTTTGCGGTAGCCCAGGCAGGGTCTCATTGTTTTGCTAATGCCACCAAACTTGTCATGGATTCTGATACTCTTTATCTGCTGGGCTCAGGTGACGCGACTTTCACCGAGATAACGGATCAATCCACCGAGATGACCGTTTCAGACCCGACACTCACCCAGGATAGCATTACTCTCATAGATGCGGGTGCGATTACCTATATGCACCAGAACCTTATTGATGATAGCAATATTAATATGGTTGAATTGCTGTCAAACGCATACGGCAGAGGGTTAGCTAGGTATACGAAACAAGCCACCACCGTAAATAATGTCACCACTACCGGGGACAAGTTCAACGGGATATATTCTATATCTGGTATTGGATCGGTTGCGGTTGGAGATGTGGCTGGGGGAGCCATGGTCAACAAAGATATTCTCAACCTTATCGGCTTGATTGATGAATCATACATAGATGATCTGGTTTTTGAGATGAACTTCCAGGAGTTGTTAGCTTTGTATGATATCAACGATACCCTCGGTA